AACACCCGGCCGCCTTCAAAGAGATTCAGATAGAAGACCTCGATACACTCGCAGATGAGCTCGGCGAGGAGAACTTTTCGGCATCCGACGCCTGGGATGATCTGGTACTCCAAGCAGACGAAGCTGAGGCACGTAAAAAACTGGATGAGCTGCGCCCCGATGATGCAGATAGCCGCACCGAATGGGACGGCATCGAATCCCGCGAAGGTGTCTATAAGAAGATTCTGACCGGTGATTACGACGACCAGGGGAACCCTCGGAAGCCCTTCGCCTGGGCACGTGTCCTGGTAGGCGCACAAAACTGCCACTTCTGTATAATGCTGGCAGCCCGTGGACCCGCCTACGCCACCAAAGACTCAGCACTATTCCGCAAAAGCAAGGGTAAGAAGAACGCAAATTCGCCTATCTCACGCCTGCGGAACGAAATTGACCGGGCACGATCCGCCAAGGGAAAACAGCGTTTTCACGACTTCTGCGACTGCGAAGTCGTGCCCGTGTTCAACCGTGAGAGCTGGCCTGGCAAACAACAGTATGAAGCTGCCCGCCAAATGTGGGAGGCAGCCCAAGACGAAGCAGACAGGCACAACACGGAGGCTATCGCCACCGCAAGGCTCAAATCGGAACTAACAGGCAAAAAAGTTAAACCAGACACCACGGACACGGTAACAGTCCTGAAACGCTACGCTGGGACGTTCAAGCATCGTGGATGGTCACTGGATTTCGACCCGCTCAAACCTGAGAATCCACAGGATGACGGGTGGGAGATGAAAAATTGGCAGTGGCGGCCGCCCGCAACTGGAGACCCTATCACCCGGTCGAACTTGATTAGGCATCGTCTAACAGACAGCGATAAAAAACATATCTGGAATGGAGAAGCTGATAAGCGCAAAGGCGGGCACCACCCCGGCGCAAATCGCCCTAACAAAACCGAATTCCCCGCCAACTGGAGTAAAAATGAAGCGCTCCATAATGTGCAGCGCACCATCGACTCACCAGATATTGTGCACACCAGCGGAGACGCCGTAGAACACTACAAACTAATCGACGGCGTAGTCCTAAAGGCGAAATTCAGAGAGACCTCAGAAGGTAGCGAATTTATTACAGCCTTCCCAGACCGTGGACGTGGGGTTTATGCTAATCTGCTTGATACAGGGATAAAGCTCAGAGCGCCACTCGTGACGCCTGGAGAGTACAAGAACGGGACATGGCATGAAATTGTCTAAGACAGACCTAAAATATGGTCTATCCGCCGCCACCAACTTCAACCAAGCACTGCAAGAGATACCACAAAACAGCGCAATGCTAGGAGGTTCAGGTGCAGGCGAGGAAGAGGACGCAATATTTCATCTCGACCAGCTGCGGACACACCCAAATATCAAAGTGCCAGCAGAAGAGTACGTAAATTTTGCTCACCTATTCCGTGTAGATTGGTCTAATAAAGCTGACGCATACGACCGCATGGCAACACAGGCGATCAGAGACATAAACAGCCGCCCGTACATCCAAGCAGAGTATGAACGTCAGGGATTGCCGCCCGTAGACGGCCCAGAATCATACATCCTACTCGACAGACTAAACAAAGCAGCATAACAATAAACGAAAAAGGGAGCACCTGCCAGGTGCTCCCTTTTCTCATGCCCAAATTCAGGAGGAAACGTGCCGAAGCCAGACGAACAGAAAAGTCTCGACGAAAAGATTAGCGACCAGGAAGAAAACGTCGAAGAGAACGCCGAAACCACCGACCAGCAGTCACCGTGGGAGAAGAACGGCGAAGAATTCGACGCTGAACGCGCCGCAAAACTGATCCAGAACCTACGCGCCGAGCTCTCCGCCGCCAAAGCCAAGAACAAGGAAGCCGCACCAAGCGACGAACAAGAGGCAGAAGGCACAGAACCACAGGAGCCGGAAGAAACCCCCGCAGAAGAGCCAGCAGCAGCCAAGGAAGATGAACCAGAGCCGCCGCAGCCCACACCGGAACAACCCACGGAAGACATGGCAGCCCTCAAAGCCCAGCTAGTCGAAACAGAGCTCAAGCTCACCAAGACCCTAGCGCTCGCAGAGGCCGGGCTGTCCCTAGATTTGCTCCCATACGTGCCAGGTAGCACGGAAGAAGAGATAAAGACCTCGATAGAGTTTCTGCTTAGCAAGTTCAACGAGGCGCGCTCCAGCTCACGCAGGCCGCCCTCTGTGAATCCTGCCCAGGTTAGCAGGGACCCCGCCGAGGACCCGAAAGAAAGCGCCGCCCGCGCATTCTTCGGAATGTAATTACATATTTTCAGACCATCAAGCCCCGCCGATGCGGGGCTTTTTCTATACCCAAAGAAAGTGAGTGAGCAATGGCAAACGCTACTACGTTTGATTCGCTCGTACAGAATGGCCTCATGCCTAAGCCTATGGCGCAGGAGATCATTCAGAAAGTTACTCAGGACTCCGTTGTGCGAAAGCTCGCGGGCACTACCCCCATGCCTATCACCGGATCGACTATCGCGGTGCAGACCGGGCAGCCGCAGGCAGGCATCGTTGGTGCTGGCCAGCAGAAGCCAGTGTCGAATATGACTGTCGCAACCAAGACTGTTAAGCCCATCAAGGCAGCCGTGATTGTCTACTGGGATAAAGAGTCTCGTATGGCGAACCCGGCCGGATACATTGACGTGCTCCAGGAGCAGGCAGCAGGGGCTCTTACCCGCGCCTTCGACCTGGCAATTCTGCACGGTAAGGACGCTTTGAGCGGTCAGGAAATATCAGGTGTGGATTTCGTCAATAAGACCACCAAGCGCGTTGAGCTTGGCACCGCGAAGAAGGACGCAGGCGGTGTGGGTGCAGACCTGCTCGCCGGTTACGACCTGGTTGTGAACGACGCAGATCACCTGTGGAACTTTGACGGCTTCGCAGCAGACGATACCCTGCGTACTCGCCTCATGATGCAGACCGATACCCTCGGCCGCCCCCTCTACACTAACAACCTGACTGACGCTATGGGCACCATTCACGGCCTGCCCACCGCATACGGCCGCTCCGTAGGCGGGAAGATCGGCGCTGCACCTGATTCTAAGGTTCGCGCATTCGGCGGCGACTGGAGCCAGCTCAAGTACGGCTTTGCCGAAGACATCACCTTCCGCACCACCGATACCGCGACCATTGTTGACGGCTCCGAGACTGTGAACCTGTGGCAGCGCAACATGGAAGCATTCCTCGTGGAAGCAATTTTTGGATGGGTCATCACCGACGCATCCGCATTCGTAGCATACGACGATAAGGTGGCGGGTTAATCATGGCTGTATATCGCAACATTGTGACCGGCTCGATTGTCTCCGTAGCAGACGATTACAAGCTCGACGCAAACTGGGAACCCTTCGTAGATGAGGTCGAAGTTACCGCACCCGCGCCGGAGGAACCCGAAGACCCCGCCAAGGACCCCGCCGAGGAACCCTCCAAGAAGGCAACGGGTAAGTAACACAGGAGGCGCGCAATGGCTGTAGCATCCGAGAACGATGTGCTGGTTAGCCTCCGCCGTGAGTTGAGGGGCGATGAAGGTAAGTACTTACAATCGCTCCTCAACCGCTCCGAAGCGCTCCTGCGCGCTCGCATTCCGCACTTTGACCAGCGGCTAGGAGAACCAACCTTCTACGACGTCGTTGTGATGATCGAAGCTGAGTCAGTCGCCCGTGTCCTGCGCGCAGATAACGCGGGCGTCTACTCATCAGAAACAGAAGAGGGCTACTCCTATCAACTGAATTTCAAGGTAGCGTCCGGCCTGCTCGACATCCTCCCTGAGGAATGGGAAAAGCTCGGCGTCGGAGGAATCCGAGCCGTAACGCTGGAATATGACGCCTACGCCGCCCGCCGCTACCACGGAATGCGCCCAGACCTCAACTTCCAATACGGCAACCCAAATAGCCAGTACTGGCCCTAAGGTGGTGACCCCTCATGAGTGAGATACGCCGAGGCCGCCATACCGTCACCGTGCACCCACGCACCAAAACAATAGACCGGTACGGCGACACTATAAGCACCCTCAGCACTGAGGGGCACACCGTCCAATGCAACGTGCAACCCCTGAGCGCCGAAGAGACTTTAGCGCTCGGAGGTGGCGTCGTCCAGACCGGATACCGCATAAAATACTGGCCTCAAGAACATAAGCATGTCCCCTGGCCAGGCGGTCCCTACTCCCAAATCACCATCGACGGCGAAAAATACGAGCAGCGCGGCGAACCGCTCCAATCCCGAATGTCAGGAACAACCGGGCACACAAAAATAATCGCCGTCAAATACCACACGGAACCCAAATAATGGCCCAAGTCTACCGACGTATCGAACTAGAAGCCGCCATTATCGCATCCACCCGCGAAGAATTCGACCGCGCCGCCGCACGAGTCGAAAAGACCGCAAAAGCACTCGCCCCCAAAGATACAACCGCCTTTGCCAGGTCTATCAAACGGAAGACCACCACAACCCCCCAAGGCGTACACGACCAGACGATCTACAGCGACGACCCCGCCGCCCTCAGCATCGAATATGGCCACATCACGCCCGCAGGAAACTACGTGCCAGGTCACCACACCTTCGCCCAAACAAAGAGGAAATTAGATGTCTAGCAGGACTATTGACATAGCAGCCCTCACATACCAGACGCTCGCTAACAGGCTTAGCAACATCAAAATATCCCAGGCTGCCCTCACCGACACCCTCACCCCGCAGAACCTCCCCGCCGTCCTATACGAGGTAGCCACCCCAACCTCAGTACCGAACGCCCCCCGCGTCGGAGTAGGCACCACAGCCCAAATCGTTATAACCGCGCTCGCTACCTCCAGGGTGCAGGCGCGGGATGTGTGCGACAAGGCTGTCTCTGTGCTCATGGACGCGGTAGGGGATGAGGAAACAGAGCACGGCTGGTTTTCGCGGGTGGCTCTCACGCAGGAACCGGTGGCAGTCACCGCAGCCCCCACCGCAGGGGCACGCATTTTCCAATATTCAGCAGCAGCGGACGTTATCGCCCGCAGAAACACCAATCAGGAGTAAACCCAATGGCAGCAATTCAGGATGACAAACTGTTCATCGCCGATTTCGGCCACGTCTTCATCAATAAGGACTTGAACGCGAAATGGATTGACCTTGACAAGTTCAAGTTTGGCGACCAGTCCACCTATGGAGGCTGGACCTGGCTCGGAGACACCTCCGGCGAAAACGTTGTGGAATTCGAGTCAGAAGGCGGCGAGGTCGAATTCAAACGCACCTGGGACCGCAAGAAGGCAAAGTCCAAGCGATCCGACCGCGAAATCACCGGAACCATCAACAGCGTGCGAATCACCAAAGAAACCTTTGAAACCGCGTTCCCTGCTGGCAAATGGAACGAATCAAGCAAGTCGTACACCGCACAGGACAAAGTGGTGGAAACCACCGCAAAGCTCATGCTCATTATGGAAGACGGCAACGTCCTAGACGCCTTCGGATTCTACAAGAGCACCCTAGCAGGCGACATGCCCAAATTCGACGTGGAGAACTTCACCGAAATTCCGCTCAAAATGGCCGCGCTCGCTAACGACAATCTGGAACTATTCGAGATTTGGGAGCCTCGCAAGGTAACCCCCGCAGCTGCCCCCGCCGCAGTAGTCGGCGCAGCAGGCTAAATAATCGCCCCCTAGCCCGCCCAGTATATCCCCGCTGGGCGGGCTAACCACATCATCAGAAAGGCAAGAACAAGAATCATGGGTAAGAAACAGAACAACGCAGCTTTGACCGTCGAAGACGTGAAGAACCTCAAATTTGAGGATATGGACGGCCACGAACTTTTGCGCCCGCTATCCACCGTCAAGGGCTCCGACCAGGCACGCGCCCTGAACCAACTCTCAAAAATCCGAGGCTCCCTGCAAGGGCTCGAAGCAGTCGACCTTGAAAACCCTGAAAAGGCCCTCGAAGCCGTCGACCTCGACAAAGTAGCAGACCTGATCGACTACGTAGCAGAACACTTTGCCCTCGATGTCGAAGAATTCGAGAAATTCACCTCAGGAGAAGGCGGCATGTCCCGAGCATTCCTACTAACTCTCACATACCTATCCCTCATGGGGGAATAGAAGCGCTCCGCAAGACCTGCAACGAATACCCAATGCTTGACGCCGAGCTATTCATGCTCGGCGTCAAGGTTGAAGACCTCAACACGCAGCAGGAAGTCAACCGCACCTACGCACTTGTGGAGCGCCTAAAACACGACCACACGTCACTCTGGAGAGCCGAAATCCTCGGAAACAAGAGCCTCTACGGATGGGGACCAGGCGAATATATCGCCGCCGCGCAGCTCAACGCCCAAAACACCGAACTCAAAGGCAAAAAGCTGTCAAAGAACGAAATGGTCAACATCCCACAACCAGAGCGACAGAAGAAACACATCGAAAAAGCTACCGCATCAGACATGCACAACTTTTTCAGCTCCCTAACACACTAAGGAAGGCACGCGGCTATGGCACTCGGACGTATTAGCATCAAGGTATTTCCTGACACCTCAAAATTCAGGACAGACCTAAAAACCGCGCTAAACCGCATCGAACGCAACACACGCGGTACCGTGCAAATAATCCCCGTCATAGACCGCGAAGCCCTCGCCCGCCTCAAAAATAACCTAAGCCGTCTCAACGCAACCGCAAAAGTGCGTGTAGACGCAGACACCGCCGCAGCATCCCGCCGCCTCTCCGACATCGCACGCGGCCGCAAAGCAACCGTAGAAGCAGACCTCGACACCAAAGCCGCAACCGAACAGCTCAAAACGCTTTTCAACCGCAAAAACCTTGT